AGTCACCGATTGCATGAAGGTAGATAAGAGTAAATCTCCAGCAATTATTGTTGTTCTTGGAGAAGGAAATCACAAGGTTCGCCTTGCCGTGATAGAATTAGATGAACTAGAAAGGCTAACAGAAAATGACAACAACTCTTGAGTTGGTAAATGAGGTAGCAGAGTTTACTGATATCTCAGAAATAATGGAAGATGAAGAACTTACTAGCGCACTTGGACTTATTGTTAAGTTAATGATGAATCCAGATGTACCACCACAGAAGGCGGTAAATCTTATAGTGCAACTTGAAGCATATGCAGCAAAGTTTGCAATGCTTGCATCGTATTATACAAATGTAAAGAAGGACAACAGGGCAAAGAAAAACCTTTATTTCTCTGCCAAGGAAGCCACACAGCGTTTGTGTGACAGCATGAAGTATGCAGCCAAGGCAGGAGGATATTATGGCTAAGAACTTTTTGAAGCAGGTTATGAATAAGCAGCCAGAGGGACCAATAGATACTAAGGCGCTTATTGAAAAAATAGAAGCAGGATATCTCGTTGGAAGAGATCCAAAGTTTACACAGAAGAAATCTTTTAGCCCATCAACACTTGTATATGGAAATGGTGCATGTCCACGATACTGGTTCCTAGCATTTACTGGAGCAGAGTTTGAAGATAATGCAGATGCCTACGCTGTAGCAAATATGGCAAGCGGTACAGATGGTCATGCTCGTATTCAAAAGGCTATAACAGACGCAGGAATTATGGTGGAGGAAGAGAAGAAGATTATCTCATCTGATCCTCCTATCTTTGGCTTTGCAGATGCAATTGTGCAATGGGAAGAAGAGCAGCCAGTTGTAGAGATTAAGACTATGAAGGAAGAGTCGTTTGCATATCGTAAGCACGCTAAGCCACCTTCATACCATCTTATGCAGTTAATCATCTATATGAAGGTTCTTGGCAAGAAGTTGGGCATTCTTCTTTATGAGAATAAGAATACTCATGAACTTCACGCAATTACTGTTGAACCAACAGATGAGTATAAGGCTTGGGCAGACTACGCATTTGACTGGATGAAGACTGTGAGAAAGTCTTGGGAGGATGGAATTCTTCCTCACAAGCCATATAGGTCTAATTCCAAGGTATGTAAGTCGTGTCCAATACAAAAGGCATGTGCAAACGCAGATAAGGGAAGCGCTAAGTTAACTCCCTTGGAGTACCTTGAATGAAAACTTGCGAATGGTGCTCTCAGGAGTTCCAACCAAGAGTAAGTTATCAAATTTACTGTTCTCCTGAATGCAGAGATTCTGCAACTAAAGAAAAAATAGCAGAGCGCCATCAAATAAATAGAATTAAAAATCGTTCTAACAAAGAACGAAGATGTGCTGGTGGATGTGGAATTCTAATATCTGTTTATAACAATAATGGATTTTGTAACTCCTGCATGGTAAATAAAAGAAAAGTAGATAAGATGTTAAGAGAACTAAAAGGTCTTTTTGATTATGAACAAGAAAATTAAAACAGTAGGAAACAGTCTGCCACAATCATTTTGTGCAGTTGATGCAAGTACAAACAGCCTAGCCTTTGCGTTTTTTGTGGATGGGTCATTAGAAAAATATGGAAAAATAAGATTCTTTGGAAATGATATATACGAGAAACTTGGCGACACTTCACACAAAACAATGTCCTTTTTCAAAACACTGTCTACTGATAATATGATTATTGAAAAAACTATCTTTGCTAATAGCGCACAGGTAGCAGCAAACCTTGCACTTAGCCAAGGTGCTCTTATTGGCGGGGCAAAAATAGGTGGCGTTCGTAATGTCTATGGAGTAGCACCAATGTCGTGGCAATCATATGTAGGAACAAGATTGCTTACAACTGATGAGAAAAAGACTATACGAGATAGGAATCCAGGAAGATCTAATTCATGGTATAAGTCTCAGGAACGTGAACAGAGAAAGCAAAAAACCATTACTACTGTCAATGAAAAGTTTAATATAAAGTTATCAGATAATGATATTGCTGATGCGTGTGGTATTGGTATGTACGCTCTTGACAACTGGGAAAGGCTTATGGCATAATGAGAAACAGCGGGTTGCATTTGAGCGAGGCATTCTTAAAAAAAAGATATGTTCAGGAAAGAAAGTCTCCAGAAGATATTGCCAAAGAGTGTGGAGTCAGTGTACAATTGATCTATAGGCAACTAAAAAAGTTTGGATTAAAAAAATGAATGATATGGTAAATCATCCAAAGCATTATACAAGTGATCCAAGTGGCGTTGAATGTATTCAAATTGTTCGACATAGAAATTACAATATCGGAAACGCTATCAAGTACCTCTGGCGTGCTGGCCTTAAAAATGAAGACAAGCATATTGAAGATCTTAAGAAGGCAATCTTTTATATTCAAGATGAAATCAAAAGAATTGAGGGAGGGTACTAATGCCTCGTCGCAAAGCAATTGTTAGTCCAAATGCTCACCTTTATCATCGTGTTCCTTATTTCACTATGCCTGATGGTAGGATTATTGAAAAAGATGAGATTATCAAGATACAGGGTGAGCATGGTGGAAAGTTCAAGTTCCTTGAGCATGTAACACGAACTGATTCTGGAATTGATTGGATTGATTGTTTTGAGATCCGTGGTGGTGTTCTCTGTGGTTGGAGATCTTTTAGAGTGGAGAGAATCAAGCCTCTGCCAAAAACTAGAAGGAAGCGTAGGAAGAAGGTAGTGTAGCGTTGGCTCAGGACAACCTAAAAAGGTATGTTCAACCTTTACTATTCTCAGTAGAGAAGAATAGAAAGGAAAAGCCAGAACGACGCTCTGCCAAAGACAAGAAAAAAGTCCAAGAGATGCTTGGACAGATAAAAGAAAAAAATGGCTGCAATGATTGTGGTGGAAAATATCCATCATATATTCTTGACTTTGACCACGTTTATGGCAAGAAGGTTGCAAATATCGGACAAATGCTAAATTATTTTTCTATTGATGATATCTTAAAGGAAGTAGCAAAATGTGAGATTGTTTGTTCCAACTGCCATAGAGAAAGAACACATCAAAGAAAAAATAATAAATGATTATGTGATTTATGGCACATAAAAAAACATCGATTTTTATCCATAACTATGATATTCTGGATAAGTGTTGCCGCCGCAAGGAGGAAACAGATGATAACGAAACTGCTAGGAGGTGTGTTAATAGTGACGGTATTGATGAGTGGATCGTCTAACGCCATTGCTAACACTTCCACCGAACAGGTGTATGCTAAGTCTGCACCGATTGCGACGGAGGCTTTTATGAATAAGCCTGTCGTAAAAAATATACAGGCTTCATCAAAGCCAAAGGCCTGTAAAAACTGGCTCGTTAAGGAACTTAAGGAGGCAGGGTTTAAGGGCAAAGGACTGCGAATCGCATGGGCAATTGCTATGCGTGAGAGTGGAGGAAGGGCTAACGCGATTTCCTCTACTGGAGACTATGGAGTCTTTCAGTTCAATCGCGCTGCACATAGCGGTCAGCCTTGGTGGAATACCAAGAAGATGCTTGACCGTAATTACAACATCATGATTGCCTATCGCATTACGCAAGGAGGCAGGACGTTCTACCCTTGGGACATTGATGGACGAGGAAATCACAAGGGAGCGTATACATCATCTGGTGTATACAACAAGTATAAGTCGTGGTATAACAAGTATCCATGCAAGTAGTGTAGTGGCAGGGTAGGAAACCTATTTCAACAGGTGGCAACATTCCTACCCTGCTACTGCTATAATTGTTACCTCTAAAGGAGAATTATGGACAGCAAAGATATCGTATTGCATATCGAAGAGGTAAACAAGGTAGCAGCAGAATATATCAAGGGCAAGGATGCCTCTGCTATCTCTAAAGAACTTGACATTCCTCGTAATCGTGTTCTTAATCTTTTGAATGAATGGCGCGAGATGATTGCCAACAATGAGGCAGTCAGAATCAGAGCGCGAGAAGCCCTCGCTGGCGCTGACCAGCACTATAATCATCTTATTCGTCAAGCATATGAAGTAATTGAAGATGCGAACACCATGTCTAATCTCACTGCCAAGACCACTGCAATTAAACTGATCATGGATATTGAGGGTAAGCGAATTGACATGCTTCAAAAGGCTGGCCTTCTAGAGAATAAGGAACTCGCAGATCAACTCTTGGAAGCAGAAAGAAAGCAGGAAATTCTTATAAAGATTCTTAAAGAGGTGTCTGGAGAATGTCCAAGGTGCAGAAATGAAGTGGCAAGAAGACTTGCTCAGGCATCTGGACAAGAGGAAGTGATTACGGTTGAGCATACTTAATTTTGATGACTTTATTGGTGCATTAGACGATGATCCTTTTGAAGAATATCCAGTAGACATTAGAACGTTTGTTCATGATGAACACTATCTAGGTCAGCCAGAACTATCAGACATTCAGTATGATGTAGTTGAGGCTGGTAGCCAGATATATCGTCTTGATGATCTTAAAAGATTTATGAGTGATACAGATGCAAAAAGACATTATGAAAAATATACAAAGAACGAAGTAATTCTCCAGTGTGGAAAGGGTAGTGGAAAAGATTACGTTTCTACTGTTACTGTTGCCTACATTGTATATAAACTTCTTTGTCTCAAAGATCCAGCAAAATATTATGGAAAGCCATCTGGTGACGCAATCGATATTATCAATATTGCTATTAACGCTCAGCAGGCAAAGAATGTTTTCTTCAAGGGCTTTAAGTTGAAGATTGAAAGAAGCCCTTGGTTTGCAGGAAAGTATGATCCAAAGGTAGACAATATTGAATTTGATAAGTCAGTAACAGTCTATTCAGGACACTCAGAAAGAGAAAGCCATGAGGGTCTAAACCTAATCGCTGCCGTCCTTGACGAGATCTCTGGCTTTGCTCAGGAATCTGCAAGTGGTAATGAGAATGCCAAGACAGGTGACGCTATCTACAAAGCCTTTCGTGCATCAGTAGACTCTCGCTTCCCTGATTTTGGAAAGGTTCTGCTTCTATCATTCCCAAGATACCAAGGTGACTTTATTTCAAAGAGATATGAAGACGTTGTTCTTGAAAAAGAAACAGTGCTAAGGCAGCATAACTTTTTTATTAATCCAGAACTTGGGGACATTGATGGGAATCAATATTCTATTGAGTGGGAAGAGGATCATATTGTTTCCTATAGGGTTCCGAAGGTATATGCAATTAAAAGACCAACATGGGACGTAAATCCAACAAGAAGTATCACTGACTTTGAGCAACTATTCGTTGCTGATTATGCAGATGCGATTATGCGTTTTGCTTGTATGCCAACATTCTCTAGCGATGCATTCTTTAAGCAAAGAGATAAACTAGAGCGTGCAATGAGTTTAAGAAATCCGCTAGATAATTTTAGAAGACTTGACTCATCGTTTGTTCCACAAGAGGACAAGATATATTTTGTCCATGCAGACCTTGCACAGAAGCATGACAAGTGTGCTGTGTCAATAGCACATGTAGAAAAGTGGGTAGAAATAAAATCCTTTAATGACTATCAGCAGATTGTTCCGTTTGTAGTTGTTGATGCAGTCGCTTGGTGGGAGCCACGCAAGGAGGGTCCAGTTGATCTTTCTGAGGTAAAGAATTGGATTATTCATCTTAGAAGGAATGGGTTTAACCTTGGCCTTGTAACCTTTGACCGTTGGCAATCTTTTGATATTCAGCAAGAACTTAAGGCGGTAGGTATCAAAACAGATACCTTGTCTGTAGCAAAGAAGCACTATGAAGATCTTGCTATGCTTATTTATGAAGAAAGAGTTGCTATGCCACACATTGATCTACTCTTGGAAGAAATGAGCGAACTAAAAATTGTTTCTGATAAGAAGGTCGATCACCCAAGAAAAAAGTCAAAGGACTTGGCAGACGCGGTATGTGGAGCAGTGTATGATGCAATTAGCCATACTCCACGAAATACCAATCAAGAAATTAGTATCCATTCATGGAAATCTCTTAACAAAGAGAATATGAAAAAGGATGAAATAGCAAACCTTATTGAGCCTCCAAAGGCTTCAGAGGAAATAAAAGATTACCTAACAAACCTAGGAATGTTGTGAGGAAACTATGACATGGTTTTTAATTTGCTGCATTGCAGTTTTTATTCTATCTCTAGTAAGCAATGTATTGTTTTTGCTCAGCCCAATGAATAACCTAAAGGGTGGATCTATCCTTGGAATTATTGTGTTTACAGCATTGACAGTATGGGCTATATCTCTTATAATTAGTGGGTAGTGATTACGGCAGGTAGGCAAATTGGTTACGCCGCCAGTCTTATAAACTGGGATTACGATTGTGGGTTCAAGCCCCACCCTGCCGACAAGCATACCTTTTAATTGTAAAGGTGGTATAATTTTTTCTATGGACTTTAAAAAAATTATGTTTGAGCAAGATGAGGAAAAGGCAAAGCAGATTATTGCTGAAATAACTGAGACTGATCCTACAGATAATAGTGAAGACTATACAGTAGAAGACGAGTCTGAGATTGATTGGACAAACCTATAATGGCGAAACTATGTGCTGGTGGCGTAACACTAAGAGATCAAGTAAATAAGAGATGGCCCTCAAGAGATAAGGCCAGCGATGGTTGGATAGGCGATGCTGCTCACGCAGCACGAGAGGGATGGGGAACCAACGGCAAGGGGTCTTACCACAATCCAGATCCAAATGGAATTGTTCACGCTATTGACTTGGACGAAGACTTTTTTGGTAAGGGTAAGGGTCAGGCAGAGGCAAAGAAGTTTGCTGAAGAGTTGGCAACCTATTGTCGTCAGGGCAAGGATGGTGGACGCATTGCCCATATTGTCTATGAAGATCAAGTAGCCTCTGGCACAGCCAACAACTGGCATTTTCGTGGTAGTGGGTACGGGCATACCCACCATATTCATATTAGTTTTACAAATAAGGCTGATCGTGATGGAAGCCCATTTAAACTTCCAATTTTTGAAACTGGAGATAAGCCAAAGCCTCCAGCGCCAAAGCCAGAGCAGGCTCCAGCATATCCAGGCAGATCTAAACTTCAGTTTAAGCAGAAGAACGCTGATGTAAGAGATTTACAGAAGCAGTTAGTTAAGAAGGGTTTTGAAATCCCCGCTGGTGCAACAGGATATTACGGAGATCAAACCGTAAGCGCAGTAAAGAAGTTTTATAAGTCTATTGGAAAGATTAAGGATGGAAAGTCAGTCGATCCTCAAGGATGGAACGCTCTGTGGGGTGCTAAGTAATGCCATATGACATTAAGGAAAATTACATGGATTGCAACGGCTATGCTGTTGTCGGTCCAGATGGGTCAATCAAGGGCTGCCATATAAGCAGGGAAAAGGCACAGGCACAGCAAGCGGCCTTATATTCAGTAGAGGAAAAGGTTGCAAAGGCTTATTCAATGCTTGATCCATCAGAAAAGGCCTTCCACGATGCCCTTGCTTCTGTAGCAGCAAAGTATGGAAAGTTTAGCAATGAAACTCCTGTCTATGCAGGGTATGAGCCTGCTGTAGAAAATGAAAACATTCTTAAGGGAATCGTTTGCGGGAATTGCTCATTCTGGCAGGGCGATGGCGTTTGTCAAATTGTTGCAGGAGAAATTGAATACAACGGTTATTGCCGTCTTGCAGCAATTCCATCAGAACTTGTTAATGCTGATGCCCCAGAGGTTGAAGTAGAGGAGGAAGAAATGGATAAGCAATATAATGGCTGTGGCTGCCCTACATGCAAGGAGATGAATGTTGCTTGCAAAGACTGCCCAGTTTGTAATTCAGAAATGGGAAAGGCAGACGGAGTTCGTGTAGGACAAATGGTTTCTTGGAATTCTAGCGGCGGCAGAGCAGAAGGAAGAGTCAAGAGAATTATAAGAGAGGGATCATACAATGTCCCAAACTCTGATTTTACAATTACTGGCACTCCAGATAATCCAGCGGTAGTCATTGAAGTATATCGTGATGGAAAGCCAAGCGGAAGAATGGTTGGTCATAGAATGGATACTCTTTCTGCAAAGAAGAGCGTATGGCTTGGAATGTTTGATCCTAGAGTTGGGCTGATGAAGCGTGGCTGATACCTATACTCCAACTGCTGGCATGAAGGCTGCTGCTAGGCGTGCCCTCAAATGGAAGGAAGAGGGTAAGGCAACTGGAGCAGGAACTCCTGTAGGCTGGGGAAGGGCAACAGACATTGTTGCGGGTAGAGCATTGTCCCTTGATACAGTAAAGCGTATGTATTCATTCTTCTCTCGTCATGAGGTTGATAAGAAGGGTAAAGATTTCTACAACACATCAAATCCATCAAATGGTCGCATCATGTGGGACGCATGGGGTGGAGATGCAGGATTCTCTTGGTCAAGAAAGATTGTCCAAAGAGAGGATGCAAAGAAGTTGTGGAAAGGGTCAGCATTTGATGCAGATGTTGACAAAAGACAGCGCTCCTGATAAAATTTATATAAAGGAGTTGATGGGAATGATACCCTTCATCTTGTTTACATTTTCTCCATCATTTTCATATTTGTGGGGAGTAATGATAAACTTAATATATCTTGTAAGAACAGACAAAGTAGATAGAGCATTTGATACGATCATAAAAGACGTAGAAGAGCCAGAGGAAGATGAAGATATGGACGAGTTTATCAGCGTAGCGGTAATAGAGGATAGGGCGTATTGGGTAGTAGACAATACGTTTTATGTCGCAGAAATAGTAGACGGAGAAATTGATAAAACATCTTCTCGCCCTATCAATGCCTTTGAAATGTCTATAAAAGATATAAATAAAATGTTGTTCATATTGGATAATCTAGTAGAAGGATAGTAATGAATATCGTTGTTCAGGGAACTAAGGAGTTCTCAGACTATAATGTATTTTTGCGTGCCATGGGCGTTGCTCTTTCAGATATTTCAGATAAGGAGTTTAACGTCTACTCCGTTGGTCCCGCGCAGGTAAATTCTTTTACTGCTGAGTTTTGTAATCGGTCAGAGAATAGCCTAAAGCAGCGAGGGATCAAGACAAAGTTCTATCGTGTTCCATCCTCATACATTGAGGAGAATCTTGATAGTTTTGACTATTTTGCTTTTCTTTCAGCACCAAGTCAGAAGCCATCACGACTGGTTGCTTCAGCAGAACTTCATGGGATCGAAGTAGGAATCTTTAGGTACTAAGGATAATAATGATTAGTAATAGGGATAATGCCTATCTTAGTGTTGCACGCTATTGTGCAAAGAAGTCTTCCGCAAGAAAGATGCATGGCGCTATTGTTGTAAAGGGCGGAAGAGTATTGGGAACTGGATTTAACAGAAATAGGAATAATCCAAATATTGTTTCTCCAGAGCATATCAAGACAGAATGCTCGTATCATGCAGAAGAGTCTGCTATTCGTGATGCTGGAAACGATGTTCGTGGAGCAATCATTTATGTAGCAAGAGTAAATAGACATGGAGAAGATCGTGATAGTAAGCCATGTCCCAAGTGCTTGACTCTAATCAAGGAGTCTGGAATCAAAAGAGTAATCTACACAACAAGTTCAGGGAGAATTGATGTTCATCACTAGTTTGTCAGAGATGGAGCAGATTGTTGCTTCACGTTCAGACCTTCATTGGGAAGGCTGGGACGTAGTGCGTTACAAGAAGAACCCAAATGCACAGTTTGATGTGACTGGCGTTTTTAGAAATGGTTCTTGGCACAAGCGTTACGTTTTTCCAATCACTGAGGATGGATGGTCCATTCCACATAGCATTGGAAATCGTGATGCATAAATGGAAAGATAAAGCAAAGTGTCTTGGAATGGACACCAATATATTTTTTGATAAGTATGAAGAGGATCAAAAGATTGCAGCGAGCATAGATCTTTTATGTAGAGATTGCCCAGTAAATAGACAGTGTTTTGCCGTAGGTGTCTCCAACAAGGAATGGGGAGTCTGGGGTGGTGTTTATTTAAAAGAGGGAAACATCGACAAGGAGTTTAATGCTCATAAGACAAAGCAGTCATGGTTTGATACTTGGCAGTCCTTGACGATGGAGAAGAGATGATTTATACACCCAAGATGAAGGCTCTGGTTCATTCAGTTCCAGTACCTGCTGATTTTATAATGGACGTTGTAGAGTATGACATGTACCCGCCCTATATTGGCCTTAGATTTTATGAAAGCCACTGGAGACACATGTCTGATAGGGAGCGTCTTAAGTGTATCTCCTATCTACAAAAGGTTAAGGCTATTATTGAGTCCCATGGCGTGCCAGTAACACTTGATCCAGTGTATGACGTTCCTGGAGGACAAAAGTTAGGATGAGTATCTTTGTTTCTATAGTTTCATATCGTGATACAGAACTCTTGCCAACAATTAAAAGTATTTTACAAAATGCTGATGATCCAAGCGATCTTCATTTTGGCGTAGTGTCACAGGATCTAAAGAATAGTCATCCAGATCTTTCTTTTATCAAGCAACTCTCTTACCTTAAAATGGATTTTCGGGAGGCAAGGGGAGTTGGATATGCTAGAAAGATTGCTATGGAAATGTATGACAATCAATCTTTTTATTTTCAAATAGACTCTCATATGCGTGCTGCTCAAGGATGGGATACAAAACTAAAAAGCATGTACGATACATGCTCTTCTTTAGAAAAAAATGAAAAGATAATCCTGAGCCAATTTCCTGCACCATATGAAATTCATACAGACGGATCAATATTCTATCCAAAAAATCATTATGAACTTTGGGACATTCCAAGTTGGTCAAAGGTTCACAACAGAGATCACGGAGCATGGTCAGCAACAAGACAAATAATTAAAGACCTTTCTGTGCCACATATATCAGAAACAGTTCTGGCTGGATATCTTTTTGCCCCCAAGCCTTTCGTAAAAGAAATTCCATACGATGAAAGAATATCTTTTATGGGAGAAGAACTTTGTATAGCAATCAGAGCCTATACGAGAGGTTGGAAGATATATGCTCCAAATGAAATGCTTCTTTGGCATTTCTATAAAAGAAAGTTAAGCCCAAAGATTTGGAATCAAAATGATGATATTAAGAGGCCGCTGAAGTGGGTAGAAATGGAAATGGAGTCTAAGAAGGTACAGAAAAATATTCTGCTTGGTAATGAGACAGGGTTATATGGAATCGATAACCATGACAAGTATCTTGAGTAACAAGACTTTATTGGAATTAACTTTGCTGACTTTTATAAGAATGAGATAAACAAAAAGGTGAACAACTCGTTAAGAGTAGAAGAAATAATGTTTCCGTGACTATAATCATAGTCATTTTGTTTGACCAATGAACAAATTTCTGGTACGATATATGTATCACCCAAAAGGAGGAATTTACATGAAGGCACTTTCACGCCTATTTGCGAATCTTTTCACAAGCCCTGCCACAAGCAGCATAGAAAAGATGCACAGAGAATGGGATCGTCAGAGGGCAAAGGCAATGTCCCCAAGCGAACTTTCTGAAATTGATGCAATATTTGCCCGTCACATCTAATTGACAATCATCCACTCCATACGATATAATTTTGGAGTGGATGAGTCATATGATGAGGACTATCTATCATCATACTACGAAGGAGATTTAAGTGCTGGATGCCAGAGGAATACCAACTAGAGAGTGTCCCAGTTGTGCATCATGCCTGTTTACTGTTCAGGTAGTGTTTGATGATCAATACGAGATCGGCATGTACCTTCTTGATGCAGAGTGTGCGATGTGTCATACCAAGGTGACCGCTCCTACACCATTGGATTTGGTAGAACAATGACAGAGTTCTATGCAAAAATTGTGCCAACAGACAAGGGGATGTTTAGATTTCGTGCAACAATATGGAGATCAGAAAATAATATTGATAGCCCTTGGATGACTAGAGGATTTTTTACCATCAATGCAGCAAGAAGATGGTCAATTAGAAATATAACAAAACTAGTATTCTTTCATAATAAAATGCTATTTATAAAAGAACAGGACATAGTAAGGAGAAAGTGGAATGAGCAATGAAGAACTTCTACAGAAAGTTTTAAGCGCAACAATCGAAAGATTTGGAAAGCAGTCAATAGCACATGAAGCAGAGATTGCAAACCTTTCCTCTCAGATTTTTATTCTATCTTCTCAGATAGAAGAACTAAAGTCTGATAAGCCAGCAAAAAATAAAGAATAGTGATATAATCACATTATGTATAGATTTATGTTGAATGACATTAGCAAGCGTGATTATAATACTGCTGCTCGCCGTAGAATGGCTGAATCAGGTCAGGCTATGCCAGACGGATCATTTCCTATTGCCAATCGTGCAGACTTGCAGAATGCCATTCAGTCAGTTGGTCGTGCGAGCAACTATGAGGCTGCTCGTCGTCATATCATCTCCCGCGCCCGTGCGTTAGGAGCAGAGGATATGCTTCCAGAGGACTGGAAGAAGTCAGAGAAGTCAATGTTCTCTAATGTCCTATCACCAAGATGGTAAGCATTTTTGAAGATGATAGCGAATATGTTTGCGTATCACATAACATGCTAATTCCATGCCCAATGGGGGACAATCATCTTGTTTCTAATTGGCCCACTGATGTTGCAAAGGTTCTTGACACCATTGCAAATCACAAGTATAATAACGAGTAACTACTACAGTTAGGCAATCAATGCAAACCTTTGTTCCATTTGCAGACTTTGCTGAGTCTGCTTCTGTTCTTGACAGTAAGCGACTTAACAAGCAACTGCTTGAAGGTCGTCAAATTTATCAAATTATTTCTACCAATAAAGATCGTGGTGCGTGGGTAAATCATCCAGCAGTAAAAATGTGGCGCAACTGTGACGTTGCCCTATTTCAATATCTTGCTGCTGTCAAGAATGAGTGCGTTAATCGCGGTATCCAGACTGATAAAAACTGGTCTACTATTCTCTACATGCATCAGAACAATTGGTATCGTGGCGATAATCTTGTTATGCCTGCATGGTGGGGCGATGAGCGGGTACACCAGTCTCATCGCAACAATCTATATGTAAAAGATCCAGACTACTATGCACAGTTTTCACACGACAATCGTGTAACTTGTTGTGATAAGTGTAACTACTTCTGGCCTACCCATACGCTATACTATAACGCAGAATTTGGAGGATATGTAAATGTCGGATAAGCAACTTACAGAAGAGCAGGAGAGGGCACTACGAGATCTTGAAAGTGCTAGTCAAAATCTCAGGCGTGCAGCAGGAGGTAAGGTTGGAGAGTCTGCTGAGAAGGCCTATGGTCAAGCATATACACGATGCTATCAACTTGGTCTGAAGCAATATCCGCCTACTGTTTGTAGATCAACACGTTGACAAATGCCTGCCCCTAGGCTAAAATATAGGGGTACACGCGACTGTGGTGTAGAGGTAACACAAGTGCCTTCCAAGCATTTATCGCCAGTTCGATTCTGGTCAGTCGCTCGCTTGGGAAGTTGATGTTTTGTCATAATTAAATAACTCGCTGTAGTTCAGGGGACAGAACGCGAAACTTCTAATTTCGATGCCGCAGGTTCGAATCCTGCCAGCGAGACTGAGCGGGATAGTCCCCAAGGTGGGGAAGCGGTCTGTAAAACCGTCGCCTTCGGCATGGTTGGTTCGATTCCAACATCCCGCACCATTGACAACTACATAGTGATACCGATATAATATACCTATCGTTAAAAATTAGTGATAGGATAGATTATGGATACCATGACAGAAGAGAAGTCAGACACGCTCAACGCTCATGATCGATGTGATTCATGTGGCAGCCAAGCATTTGTTTGGGTTAATGGAGTAGCAGGAGATCTTCTTTTCTGCCGTCATCATTTTCTTAAGCATGAGGACAAGTTGCGAGAGTATGCTTTTGAAATTATTGATGAGACTTGGAAGATTAATGAGAAGAGTGAATCTTCCGCATAATAAATTTTAATAGGATAAAATATAGCAAGGCCAGAGAACAATCCCTGCGTAAGTAAATTGCTCTGGTTACGCCTCAATAACTCAGTTGGTAGAGTGTCATACTTGTAATATGAATGTCGGCGGTTCGATTCCGTCTTGAGGCTCCGCCATAAATGATATATGAGTGCCGCACGGCGAGGCTCTGATCAGGCTCATATATCGCTTGCCCCCATCGTCTAGAGGCCTAGGATAAAGGATTTTCACTCCTTCGGCACGGGTTCGAATCCCGTTGGGGGTACAAAGGATCATTAACTCAGTGGTAGAGTGTTTCGTTTACACCGAAAAGGTCGGAGGTTCGAATCCTTCATGATCCACTCCCCGTTGGTGTAACGGCAGCACAACTGACTCTGACTCAGTTAGTCGTAGTTCGAATCTATGGCGGGGAGCGCAAGACAATCTAAGGAGAAAAATGTATACAAGAATTATCCTAGGCAACGATATTTGGTTTGTTGTTGACGAGGCAGTAGAAGATATCGTTGCAAAGTTTAACGATAATTCTTCTGTCATTACTGCACGAGTTATTGACGGATATGACGTTTCAGTTATTAAGAGTAAGATTCTGTGTTTCGTTTCTGTTAGCATTACACAGGAACTAAATATTGAAGTGCCTGAAGAAGAGTAACAATGTTTCCCACATTCTTGTAGTGTGGGAACATAAGGCCAAGTGGTGGAACGGCAGACACGCTTGACTCAAAATCAAGTGCCCGAAAGGGCGTGAGGGTTCGAATCCCTCCTTGGCTACAAAGAATTGATAAGATCAATATACTTTTGTTTTAATTTAGCATGTGAAAAATTATCATATCCTATGGAGAAAGCATGTTCTTTCTGCTCATCGATATTTGATTTAGAAAAGTATTTATCTACTACTTCTGCAAGTTGTTCTGGATTAGCATTGTATAAACTAATGCCTATTCTTGTCATAAATGTTTTGACAAAATTGCTATCTACCAGCCAGTCTTTAGGTAAAACTAAATTGTTTGGAGATATGTCTGTCATAAATACTGGCAGTCCACTCATAAGAGCCTCATTCATGGGCAAGCAAAGGCCAGCATAGCGTCTAGGAAGGATCATTGCATCATAGTTGCTATAAAGATCCTCCTTATTCTTTTCATTGTTTGTTAATATTGAAAGTCTTTCATCTGTGCAAGAGATATCTAGATTACTCTGTGTTTTTATTACAAGTTCGTAATCTTTTTTAGAATACTTAAGCATCTCAATTACACTATTCGTTCCATTTCTATCGTAAATAGCGGCTTTTCCAGCAACATGCAAAAGTCTATTTGATCTATTAGAATTTATGTTTTTGTTTTGTTCAAAAAGTTTTTCGTCGGTGGGTGGGGGCAGATGAGTAACTAAGCATCTATCCTCAAACTTTTCTTTTACTTCATCAAATCTCCAAAGACTTGGTGCAAGCAAAACATCTGGTAATAATAACTTGCTATCTGAAAGATAGTCTAAGAACTCAAAGTTGTATTGCAGAATTGTCTTTATTCTCTTCTTTTTTGCAAGGGCAACAAAATGCTTGCTGTAAAAGGTTTCACAACTAATGACAACCTTTAAGCCATCAAAGAACTTTAATAGTGTTTTATTATCTGGAAAACCTTTGCTTACTACTATTGGCCTTCCCTCATACCACTCATAGTTTTGAATATTTTTATTATGAAATGTTGATGAGTCAATGATAAGAATTTTTTCTGGATCAAGCATCTTTACAAGTTCATGTGTCTGGTTTCCCAAACCAGTATTATCTGCCCTTACAACAATTCCAAGTTTCATTCTAGTCCATATCTATTTTTTAGGGTTTCTATTGAGTTTGTCTCCCAATATGAAAGCGGTAGTTGTGGATTATTAAATGGGTTTCTATATTCTCCCCACCCATCTCTTGTTCTTTCTCCGCCCCACTTATCTTTAAAGTAATCATGTACGGCATTGATATTTACTTGGCAACCATCTGTTGTAGCCCCACCATCTGCCTGACAGATTGCATCTATTGGAATGTTCCCATATTCATCTATTCCATAGATTCCACATCGATGATCCCAATCACAGTCTTCAAAATATCCTGGATAAAAATTTTCATCAAAATATCCAATAGAATCAACAAGTTTTTTATTAATTGCATTGCAATGCCAAGCATGGCTTGTTCTAAACATGAGTCCAGAATAGTCTTTTAGTTTTTGTAAAATGGGATCAAAGCCGTTTGGGAAATACATTGAACTTGAAACAACAAATGTCCAGTCGTGCCCTTGCCTTAGACCGATATTCCACGATCTAGGAACGCCGATATTCTCATCTTGATAAGATATTTCTATGCCAAGGCGCTCAAACTCTTTGCATTCTTTGCTGCCACTATTGTCTATAAGAAGAATGTTTTCATAGTTTTTAATTGAGTAGAGACAATTCCTAGTTCTTTCACTCGTCCTATAAACTGGAATGCATATTAGGTAGTCTAGTATCTCCATCCCCAAATCATTCCTCCACGTTCCCAACTTCCCATTGTTCTCACATGATGAGTTTCAGAAAGTTTTTGCACCATTGCTCCAAGCGAATCTCCAGCCCTAATATCAAATTCCATAGTAATGTAATTGCATTTGTTAATGGATTCTCTTGATGCCCCAAGAATAAGTTCTTTCTCGCTACCCTCAATATCTATTTTTAGAACGTCAACTTCTTCAATAGAAAAATGAGCAAGAAGGTCATCAAAACTAATAATCTTTATAGTAGAACCAGGCTTGTTGTCCTTAATCGTAGATCCCCCGCCAGAGTTATCGATAACGGCTACTCCATTAAAATTACTTACGCCATAGTCAATGACAAAAATTTTATCTTGCATTCCATTTAACTCTATGTTCTTTTTTAAAACCTCTAGATTATTTGGCTCTGGCTCAACAGCATATACCTGAGCACCCTTTGATGCACAGTAAACAGAGAAGCATCCAATGTTTGCTCCAATATCTAGAACAACTCCACCACGATTAAGATATTCATCTTCCATTCGATAAACATCTTCTTCCCAAATTTCTCGGATAACAACTGGATCTGTGTCCATGTCTTCTCTTACATAAAATTTGCAAGCACCATTTACTTCTTGAATAATCATAATCCTAATTCCTCTAATATAAACTGCCACCTATCTTTGTAGGTATAGTTTCCTTTTACCAATTCATGACCAGCAAGTCTTATCTCTTCCCTTTCCTCGTCATGATCTAAGTAATAATCTATTAATTCCTTCAACTGCTTAAAGTTCTTGTATTGATAAAAGACCAAATGCTCTTTATCAACAAATTCTTTTTCCATTCCAGAGATATATGGATGAATAATAAAACCACCGCGCCCAATAGTTTCATAAACTCTATCTGACCAATAATCAGAATAAGTAAAGTTTGGACAAAGTGTATCCCCAACAACTACCTTGGTGCTTGCATAAAGTTTATTTAAGTTTTTCCCCCTGACTGTTCCAAGACCATCGTTACCCCAATGCTCAAACTTTTTCCCATATGTCTTTTCAAGCCAGTCAATAAGTTGAGTACGGTATTTCCACTCTGGATGATATCTTTTGCTTCCAACAAAGATAACTTCATGGCTTAGACTTTTTGCGGGGGTGAAATAAGCCTCTTTATCATAAACTCCAGCGGGTACATAATGTCCCTTTACCGAAGTTTTTTTATTAAACCATTCTGCCATCTTTGCATCTACTGTAAAAAAATGACCTATTTCTTTATATACTGGATCAGAAGAAAGATCTCTTTGCCTTTTTAGACCAAACCATAGGTCTAGATGGTATGTCATCGTTGGAATACCATTTAATTTTAATTGTTTTAGTACAGTAGACATGGTTAGCCTACCCTTAGTCTTCCATCCATGAGTATGGACCCAGACAAAAAGGTCAGCCTTTTTTGCGGCAGCAAGAATTTCCTCACTCGTAGCCTCAGTTTCTTGTAACTTAGTAACCTTGTGTCCCATGGACTGTAAGGTTTTCACATGATGGCTTTCGGTGGTATAATCTACTCTGAAGTTTCCAAGAAAAACAATTTTTGCCATTTTTTTACCAATCTAAGTGCATAAATTATATCATGCACATTTTTGAAATAAGTAATGGTGTGTGGCGCAACGGCAGCGCAATCGGCTGTTAACCGATGGGTTGGAGGTTCGAATCCTCCCACACCAGCCATTGACAAAGGCGTACCATTTTTGGTACACTATTGACACGGAAACTGGCGCACTGAGTTACGGAGAATGTATGAAGCAGACAGCCGTCATATTTGATATGGACGGTACTCTTGCAGATGTGTCATCTATTAGGCATCACCTAAAGTTTTATGATGATACAAAGCGCAGAGTTATCAAGCACTTTGATAAGTTTCATGATGAGTCTGTCAATGTACCCCCGCACTCTCATGTAGTGAGTGCAGCGCAGGTAGCGCATATGCTAGGCCATGCTGTGCTTATCGTTACTGCACGCAAGCACATGTGGCGTCACCATACTGCATGGTGGCTTGCAATGCATAGCGTTCCTAGCGATGCGCTATTCATGCGGGGTAATGAGGATAATAGAAAAGATTATGAGGTAAAGAAAGACATACTTGACACAATTCGTCAAGCATATAATGTAATACATGCATGGGACGACAATCCTTCTATCATCAAACTATGGACAGAAGAGGGAATTCCATGTACAATTGTGGAGGGATGGGATCATGGCTAGAAAGAAAGAGAGCCATGTCCCAGACCCTACACCAGATAGGCAACTAGAGCACCCATCTGGATGGTGTATAACTGGACACCATGATGGATGCAAGTATCAATTTGATCATGGTAAGTGTGGATGTATTTGTCATAAGGAGAAGAAATGAGCAAGTCTAAGTATGGAAATAGTAATCTTTATATGACTACCCGCGAGTTTGCGGATCTAGTTATTGAGGTTCTACATGAGCAGAATTATTTTAAGAAGGATGATACTGCTCATCCAGGCGACATTTGTTTTGCTTTCTCTACTATTTCTGAGACTATTGGCGCAGCAATGTCTTGGGCTATTCAGCAGGAGGCAAAGGTGGTTACAGATAAGAAGAACGCTGGATATCTTTAATGCCAACCTATACATACATTTGTGCAATGTGCGGTCAATTTGATTGGATTCATCCAATGAATGAAGACTTGCTATATTGTCCTAAATGTGGAATACCTGACTTCAAGAAGGTATTTGGAAATGTAGGAATATCGTTTAAGGGTTCTGGATTTTATTCTACGGATAGTAAGGGCAAGTAATGCAAAAATATATCGATACCGCTCTTTGTTTTGACGATATCCTTCTTGTTCCACAGAGAAGTTCAGTTTCATCACGGCATTCAGTAGATACAAAAATGATTATTGGAAGTGGCAAGAGGGCTATCAGTCTTGATCTTCCCGTTGTTGCTGCACCTATGGATACCGTTTGTGATATTGAAATGTGCATTGCTATGGCTAACGCAGGAGGATTGGGAATCCTTCATAGATATATGACATATGAAGAGCAGGTAAAAAAGGCCAAGACGCTTGCTGATGCAGAGTTTGGATTTGGCGTTGCAATTGCATCTAACAATGGTTTTCTTGAGCAGGCTCAGGCACTTTATTACGCAGGAGTGAGAATGCTTCTTGTTGATACGGCAAATGGGCACGGCAAGTATGCCATCAATGCGGTCAAGGCCTTGAGAGATAAGTTTGACGATGTACATATTATGGCAGGGAATGTAGCAACTGCTGACGGATTTGCTCGTCTTGCAGAGGCAGGAGCAGACTCTGTTCGTGTTGGAATTGGCGGCGGTAGCGCATGTACTACTCGTATTGTAAGTGGTCATGGAGTTCCTACACTGGCATCTATTATGGACTGTGATGCATGGCTAGAAAACTTTGGCTCAAATGGAATCGATACTTGTTCAATCGTTGCTGATGGCGGAATTAGAAACTCAGGCGATATGGTCAAGGCATTTGCTGCTGGAGCACATGCAGTCATGATAGGATCTATGCTTGCTGGAACAGATGAGTCTCCTGGCACGGTCTTTATCAATGAGCAAGGCCAGCATGTTAAGGCCTTTCGTGGAATGGCTTCACGAGAGGCACAAAAGGATGCTACAGGCAATGTAAGCGTAGCGGAGGGAATTAGCACAACAATTCCCTACAAGGGATCTGTTAAAAACATTATTGATGAAATTCGTGGCGGCATAGGAAGTGGCTGCTCATACTCAGGAGTTTATAATCTATTTGAACTATCTTCTTTTGCAAAGTATGTCAAGGTAACTCACGCATCTCTCAATGAGTCTAAGCCTCACGCACAATAGGAGTTAATAATGAACGAGTGGAAGCCTCTTAGTCGCAAGGATCAGCCTAAGGTGAGCAATGTTGAGATGGACAGCATTACCTCTCAACTTATTCTTCCTTTTGATTATGAATCAGATGGGCTTGAAAGTTTTTATCCTTATGACATTCCTGCTGATCTACCAGATCAGTGGGGCATTGGCGTTATTGTAGGAGCAAGTGGCACTGGCAAGTCTACGCTGTTGCAAGAATTCGGTACATATGAAAAAGTACAGTGGAATCATAACATGTCTATTGCATCCCATTTTGGCAGCGCAGAAGAGGCGAGCGAATTGCTAGCAGCAGCAGGACTTATGAGTGTGCCAGAATGGATTAAGCCATATGATGTATTATCTACAGGTCAGAAATTTAGGGCTGACCTAGCGAGGAGTATTAAAAATAATGCTGTTATTGATGAGTTTACTTCTGTTGTTGATCGTAACGTTGCTAAGGCTGCTTCTACTGCACTATCACGATACGTCCGTAAAAACGGCGTTAGAAATATTGTGGTGGCTACTTGCCATAGGGACGTTCTTGAATTTCTGGAGCCTGATTGGGTCATAGATACTGATAAGGGTGCTTGGTCTATCTCTAAGGAGTGGCAAAGGCGACCTCAACTGGATCTCACAATTTATCCGTGCGACTACACCCTTTGGGGCTACTTCGCTCCATATCACTACCTCACAGGAAACATCAACAGATCAGCACATTGTTATGTTGGGATCTGGGAAGGACAATTAGTTGCGTTTAATTCATGTATCACAGCACCGAACGGTAATTACAAGAACGCTTATCGCGGTCACCGTCTTGTCGTGCATCCTGACTATCAGGGGTTTGGTTTTGGCCCAAAGATCAGCGAGGCGGTAGCACAACATTATG